TATTCTCGCTTCCTTAGCCTTGCGTCCTGTGATAGCGTTTGCCAATCTGCGCATTGCCACGGTTCGCGGATTCCGCAATAATCCGGTCATCAGTGTATAGCGCAATATTCGCGTTTTTGTTTGCAACAGCGTCCATCTTTGCAGCTAAATATTTGACTGCCACTGTTAATGACGCATTATCAATAGTTGGCGCAACGGCTATCTGCGGCGCTGCATAGCCTCCAGCGTATGCAGGCTTGATAGTCGGTGTAATTGACATATCCGTTGCAAGGCTGCGCATGGCGGTGACTACCTTATATTTGTTGGCGTTGATGCCTTGTGCGAAACTATCCATCATGTCAGGCATCCATGTATAGTCATCTGCCAATGGCCCCTCATCTGGGTGCGTGTGGTGCAGAAACTTTCTAATGTTCTGTGCAACACCCTTCGCTGCGTCGCCGACGGCTCCTGCCGCTGATTTAATGCCATTAACAATGCCGTTTATAATGTCCTTGCCCCATTGTATAGCCTCAGACGGGAGCTGCTTTATCCAATTTATGGCGGCCGAAAATGCGTTTTTAATTGCGTTATAAATTGCGGACGGATTCCGCAAAAAGTTTACCATACCGTTCCAAGCATTACGTATAACACCCGTAATACCATTCCATGCGCTCGACGCAACGCCTTTTATGCCGCTCCACAGGCTGCCCAAAAAAGACCTCAGGCCGTTGCCTGCCGACTTAACGCCAGATACGCAGCCGTTGAAAATAGATATCACGCCGCTTTTTAAGCCATTCCATGTGCTGATTGCTACTGATTTTATGCCGTTCCAAAGGTTGCCCAAAAACGATTTTAAACCGTTACCCGCTGACTTTATACCCGATACGCAGCCGTTAAAGATAGATGTTATACCGCTTATCATTTTGTTCCAAATGCTAATGGCAACCGATTTTATGCCGTTCCAAAGTCCTGTAAAAAATAACTTTAGACCGTTGCCAATAGTTTTTAGCACGGCAGCGCCGCCATTGAATATCGTGCCAACCGTGCCGACAAGGACTTTCACAATGCCGAGGACAACGGACTTGATTCCGTTCCAAATTGTGCTGAAAGCATTTTTGATGTTGTTCAGAATCCCCGAAAGATCGCTGTGAAGATGGTTGAAGTCGCCGGTAATCAGGTCAATGAACACCAGGACAATGCCCAGGACAACGTTTTTGATAACCGTCCAGACGCCGGTGAAGATCGACTTGATACCGTTCAGGATACCGGAAAGCCCACTTTTCAGTGTATCAAACGGCCCCTGTATCGCGGCAACAAATGGTGTGATGATTGCCATAACGGCAGAGCTGATCGCGTTCCACGCCGCCGTTGCCGCTGTTTGAATACCGTTCCAGATGCCAGTGAAAAAAGCCGGAATCCCAGTAAAAAAGGATTTTATGCCGTTCCCAGCGCTCTGGAAGGACTGAACAAACGGCCCGGAAAACCAAGCCCCAAATGCCTGTGCTGCCGATTTGATACCGTTCCAGATGCCAGTGAAAAAAGCCAGAATCCCAGTAAAAAAGGATTTTATGCCGTTCCCAGCGCTCTGGAAGGACTGAACAAACGGCCCGGAAAACCAAGCCCCAAATGCCTGTGCTGCCGATTTGATACCGTTCCATAAGCCTATCCAGAAATTACGGAATCCTGCGCATTTATTCCACAGGATTGTAAAAACAGTCACTGCAGCGGTTACAGCCAATATGGCTAATCCAATCGGACCAGTCATAAATTTAATTGCTGATGCGAGCCCGGCCACGGCCGGTGTGGCGGCTTCTGCCCCTGTCGCAACAACTGCAATCGCACCCGTCAATGTGCTAATAGCCCCGGCAATCGCGCCAACTCCTGAAATCATTTTCCCCATGAGAAGGACTATCGGGCCAACAATGGCGACAATTGCCGCACCCTTGATAATCATGTCTTGCTGCGCAGGAGATAGCTGTGCAAATTTATTCGCCAATTCCTGTACTGCATTTGCGGCACGGGTAATTGATGGGGCGAGCTTTTCCTGCACGGTTATGGCGGCGGTTTCAAGAGAGCCTTTCATCTGTTCTATTGCGCCTTTTGTATTGCCCTGCATAGTATTTGCCATGCTTTTAGCGGTCCCATCCGATTTTTTCAGCGAAGCCGTAAGCGTGTCAAGATTTCCTCTGCCGTCTTTTAACAGCACCTGCATCCCGGACAGAGAATTTGTGCCCATGATGGTGGCAATAGCATTATCTCGCTGCTCGTTAGTAAGCCCTTTTGTTTTGGTTCCAAGCTCTCCAATAATTTGAGACAACGGCTTCATTTTTCCTTGCGCATCATACGCAGAAAATCCGATCGCTTTCATGGCGTCCGCTTGCTTTTTCGACGGATTCATGAGCGACGTCAGCGCCCCGCGCAATGTGGTGCCCGCCTGCTCACCTTTGATGCCTGCATTTGCCATTTCGCCGATTGCCGCCGTCACCTGTTCCAACGACCACCCTGCATTTTGCGCGACAGGAGCGATATATTTCATGGCTTCCCCGGTGTCTGCCACAGCGGCGTTGGTGTCCGCTGCATTTTTGGCGAGCACATCGGCAACGTGTCCGGCCTGATCCGCCGCAAGGCCGAAGCCGCGCAAGGTCGACGCAGCAATATCGGATGATGTAGCGAGGTCTTCCCCGGAAGACGCCGCAAGGTCGAGCATGCCCGGCATAGCTGCCATAATTTCTTTTGTCTCAAAGCCAGCAGACGCAAGGTTTTCCATGCCCTCCGCCGCCTCGGACGCAGAAAAAGCCGTGTCCTGCCCGAGTTGCTTCGCCTGCGCAGTGAGAGCGTCAAAATCTTTTCCCGTTGCACCGCTGGTGGCTTTCACACGGGACATCTGCGCTTCGAATTCATCGCCGAGATTGATCGCTGCTGCTGCTATACCGGCAATAGGCACAGTAAGACCGGCTGTCATGGTTTTACCAGCGTCGGAAAGTCCTTTCCCGACAGCCTTTGCCTGCTCGCTAACAGACTTCATCTTCTGACTGAACTGTTCAAAACCGGATTGCTGCAACTTTAACTGGGCGTTATATTTTTCCAAATCCCTTTCAGTAGATTCTATTTGCTTTTCCATTGAATACATCTGATTGGCAAGGCTTTGAGCAGCTTTTTCGTTAGCATTTTCACCGGTCGTGGCTTTTTTATATTCTTCGTTCAATGTAGCCAGCGCCTGCTTTTGGAGCTTTAGCTTATCCTCCAGCGAAGTTGTCCGGGCACCAAGACCGTCCGTAGACTTGCTCCACTCGCCCATAACGGCGGCCGATGCACGGAAAGAGGTTTCAATAGCTTTTACTTGATTTTTAAGGTCCGTTACGCCCGCCCGAAAAGCAGTAGTATCAAGACCCACAGAAGCGTCCATTTTGTCCGACATATTTTTCACTTCCTTGAAGTAGACATATTTTGGAGATGGGTATATAATCCAACTAAAGGGAGGAATTTCACATATGGAATCTTTGAAAATTGCTGCCAGTAAAATTCTTTCAAACTCTTGGAAGCAAGAGCTAAACATCACAGAAAACGGTGTAGAATCTGAAATTTTTCGTACAGGCACTCGTGAAAAGAAAAACCTTCAATACGAAAAAATAGCTGAGGTAATCATAAGAAATGGTGCATTTGCGGCAACGCTCGAAATAGTCAATACCGGCGGGAGCAATATCATTTCCATAACGGGGTTAAAAAAGAAAGACGCCGCAAAAGCTAAAGCTCTAATCGAAAAAAACATTGAGGAAGTAAAGGATCCGGTTAAGCAAGTTCAGAAAATGATTAAAAACGGTACAATCAAGCCGCCGGAGCCGTATCGAACAAAAGTCGCAGGCGTTACATACGGGAATCGGCAGACCGAATTGGAAGATTGTTGGGACGGGCAAGAATTGATAATCCGAAATAAGCCGTCTGCAAAATATCCACATGCAATGGCTGTATATGCTATAGACGACAACGATAAAAAGCACATGTTAGGATACGTTCAAGACGACCTTGCAAAGGACCTTTATGAAGGCGCAGAGTATTCTGGAAATTGGGATACTGACGATGATAATATGACTCCACAATACACAGGTCGTATCGTAGAAATCACAGGGGGAACCGAAGAAAAACCAACGTATGGCTGCAACATTGAAATTGACAAATAGTCAAAATATATTCCCAATTTCGTTGGCCTTTTTCACCCGGTATGGCTTGCCGCCGCGCATGACAATTTTTTCGCCGGAAGGGATTTCTTCTGGTTCTGCCTGCCCAGTCAGGCGCAAATATTCGTTCCAGAGAGCAGCAATTATTCGTGGTGTTGACCGCCAGAAGCGTTTTTCCGACCAGCGAAATATTCCGACCGCTATTGTGTAATAAGACACCCACGGAAAATTTAGGCTTTCTGCGGGTCCTCTACGTTTTTTTCGTCACCGTCAGATTCCGGCGTCGCCGCCTGCATCGCTGCGCCAAGAGTGTTCATGACTTCGTTCATGTTGCTAAGAGTAATCAGCTTTGCCGCTTCATGCTCTGTCAGGTCATCGTTGTCATGCTGCAAGGCTGCCCAGAGCATAAACCGGATATCTTTCATAATCTTTTTCGGCTTTGACTTTCCGTCGGGGCCCTTTTCTTCTGTGCCGAGGCTTGACAGCACCTTCATAGCATTGTTAAAATCACCGTAATGATCTTCCAACGCACACATGGCATTCATATCAATCGTCAGGTGGTAGGTTTTCCCGTCGCCCAGCACGATAGTCTTTCCTGCGGTATCTTTCAGGTCATTCCCGGTAATATGAGCGTTCATGATAGTTCCTCCAAAATAATAAATTTCCGTTCTCCGGGTTCACGCGCCCGAATTACGTATATAAGGGCGGTTCTGCGCCGCCCTAAGCTACGATGCTATTGTGAATTTGATTGCCGTAGCCGCCAGCATCTGCCCGTAAACGTCTTTCACGCCCGCAACGATAATCGAGTACGCCGCACCAGACGTCAGTGTAGCAGTCGGTGTCAATGTCATAACCTTGCCCGTTGCGTCAAGCGACGGCGTAAAGTTCACAAGCGATCCGTCTGCGCCAACAATCGTTATGGCATCTGTGGAAACTGCATTTGAGAATGTCAGCACGGGCTTAACCGTAGCAGCGACGCCCGTTGCTTTGTCGAGCGGGTTCGATGTCATTGTCAGCGCTCCGGGTTTGCCGAGCGTTTCCGGCGTTTGAACTTGACTAAACCATGCGTCAGCGCCTGCAAAAGCGGCGTCTGTCGTGTCAGCTTGAACACCTTTTGCGCCGCTCTTTGTACCGTCCGGCATGGTGAATTCGTGGATCGTCGCAAGGCCAGTATAGGTAAGCTCGACCGTACTTGCCGTAACCTTTTCCTCTTTGGTCTTTGCCGTCTCGGCACCGAGGGAAAACTTGCCCTTCAGGAATTGATAGTACCGGTAGCCGCCGTCGCCCAACTCCGCCCGTGCGGACATTGCGTAATACGGAGCTTTTGAAACATCACCGGTATCAACCATAATACCGCGCGTCACGTCGTAGGGCTTGCCGGTTAACTCTGCCGCCAGCCTTGATGGTACACCGGAAACCGTCAACGTAATATTCGTGAACGCCTCGCTTGAACTGGAAAACATAGCCTTGCCGTCATAGTACCTCGGTGTTGTGTCGACTTTGGCTTCCTTTTTCATTTCAGCCGCCGGAGCAAGGTATTTATTTGTCCCGGTCTGGTAGCTATCTGCTGTATCGTTTAGGACTTTTGCATAATGCAGATTGTCCAGATTAACAAGCTCTCCATATTCTGATGCCATAGTTTACCTTCTTTCGTAAAAATAGAAATCCCGGCGCCAGCCATAATGACCGGTGTCGAGCTGATAGGGGATATGGCCGACCGGACCGCGAGTAAATCCGGCATTTACAAATGCCTGCTCGATTTCATCGGGAACGGTCAGCATATCTGATTTTTTCCGGGTATAAAAACTAATCTGCATCCGCGGCTCGTGACTTGTTTCCTGCCCATTGGCCCATGCCTTACCTTCATCGTCTACCAAAAAATAAGTAATGAACTGGTCAGGGAGCTGCGGGGCAATCGGCTGATTCGGGTCGGTTTCCCAACGCTCGAAATCATATTGGATACCGGTTGCTGCCTGAAACTGCGTTAGTACCGATTCAGCGGCATTCTGCCATTTGCTCAATCAATCGGCACCCCTTCCTTTTTCAACGCGGCGCGCTCTGCTGCGAGGATTTCCTTGCGGTTATCGTCAACAGCGGGGCGGACAAATGGATCCGGAAACTCCGGAGAGTGTCCGTCGCCGTATTCCTGAAAAACGCCCTCAGCAGCTTCCGGATGTTTTTTCATATCGATTCCCACAGTTCCATAAATATAATCGCCTTCCTGTTTTGCCGGGACAGTTTCAATCGCATTCACTACATCGCCAGTCTTACGGTGCCGTTCTGCACCCGCTTTCATAGATTTTTCCACGATAGGAAGGGCAGCGTTTACGGCGTCCTTGCAAGCATCGTCGACGTTGTTTCCAGCGGCTTGAATCTTCTCGAGATATTTGTCCAGATTTGGCATGGTAATTGTTGCAGACAGCGCCGACCGGCCGTATTTATGCCCCATTTACACTCGCCTGCACTTTCATCTCAATCTGCCGGTGCTCCCGCCGGATATCGTCAAGGCTTGTAATCCGGTAGACTATTCCGGCGTCGTCAACAATACGACACATCCGGGTAATCCTGGTATCATACCATACGCTGACGGTCGCCGGTGCCGTAGCCTGCACGCTGCTTGCTGTCCATGCCTCGCTGCCGTGGACGTTTTCCCACTTTGCGGCAGTCCACCGCGGCGAATCGGATTCCGATGTGTTACCGATGTCCACCCATACTGTGGCCTTATGTACGCCGCTGCCTGTTACTACCGGTGTCTGGATTCGGATTCTCGCCGTCATCTCGCCCGGGTCCTTAATCATACCGGCACCACCCGGCCTTTGCTCAGTAACGCATAAAACGCAGGCGGAATGGCTGCATCGCCGCCCCGGTGCATCCACGCCCATGTAGCATACAGTAAGATAGCCTGTTTGACTTTTTCCGGCACCGTATCATAACCGGCCGTGTAGGTGACTTGCAGCCGGCAAAAAACCGGTACATTGCTGCCCGGTTTCTGAACCAGCTCCGCAGGCCCGCCATCGTTATGCACTTCAAACTGTGCCGCCGCATCCTGTTGTGTACCATCCGGTAATGTCGCCGTGACGCTTTTCAGCTCGCGGAACGGTGGACGGGGTAGCACAATCGCACGTGGAATGTCGGGGCACGGAGGCTCCGGCTCAGCGGTAAGCTGCAACGTCTGTTCACAGTACGCGGCGTTCTGGTATGCTTCGGCTTCCTCACGTCCTGCTTTTAACAGGTTATTTACCATCAGCTCCTGTTCCGGACTGATTGGCAACCCCTGCATCCATGTCCGGAAGTCATCAAGGCTTACTGGCTCCTTTGCTGGAGGCACTATCACCTTTACCATTTGCTTTTACCTCCTGTGCGTATCCGGCCTGTATCAGGTCTTTTGCAATCAAATCATCCGCGTCAACAGTTTCATCCGCCGCAAAGGAGAATTTCAGGCCAGCACAGCTTTTTAAAATTTTAATTTTCATGTTCCTACTCCTTATGCTGCGTGCATAACAAGAAGCTGTACAGCTTCCGGCACAATCAGCTTACCGTCGGTGCGCTCGTTGCCCTTAAATCCAACTTGGCCGTTTTCAGCGTAAAGCTGGTCAAGCACTTGCATCTGCATGCCGAGAGTATCCTTGATGGTGTACTGGCTAAAGTCGCCGAACGCGATTGCTTTTGCACTCGCAGCGACCGTCGGCATAAAGTCAGATACAGCAACCGGACGACCAAGCAGTGTATTTGGCTGGTCGGAAGTCAAGCCAGGCTGCCACATATAATCGCCCGTCGTTGCGTTTTTCAGCTTGCGGAGAATTTTTTCCGCACCGTCGCTCATGAGGAATGTGGCGTTCTGACGATAGCCAGGTTTCAAGCTGTAGAACAGATCAAGCAGCTCATCCGCAGTGATAGCCGTGGCAGCCGCCGCAGTTACTCCTGTCTGCGCGTCCACAAGAACGCCTTTGGGCTTGCCCGTTCCATCACCATTGAGGAACGCATCTTCTTCTCCCTCTGCAAAAGAGCGTCCAAAGCTGGTAGAGATCAGACCAGTCAAGTCAAATTCGGAATCGTGAATCAGTTCTTCGGAAACCTGAATGATCTTGCCAAGTTTATGATTTCCGATCGTCACAGTCCCATAGCTGTCGTCGACCTTCGGGTAGGCTCCGTTTTCACCGATCCAGCTCGCGGCGCCATAGGAGGATGCCAGCACAATTTTGCGGTCCGCCGTCAGAGTAAGGGTGCTGGCCAGCCGGCGCATGACGACCTGCTTTGCAAGCAGCGCACGCACCGCGCTCTCCATCTCCTCCGGCATCACAAGCATGCCGCCGCTCTCTGCTCCAGTGGACATCACGTCGGTGAGAATCTTCCGCTCTTCGCCGGTCAGGGAGTTCATGCCTCCGCGCACCGCGTGGAAAAACGCGGTTTTGTATTCGGCGGTCGCGGTGACTTTCTGTTTTGGGGCTTTGTCTTCCGGCTCTGCCTTGCCTTTCGCGGGTTCCGGAATCTGTTTCAACGCATCCTCGCGGATCTGCTGCTTTTCCTCTGCCTTAATCTCGGCGTCGAGCTTGTCAATGTCGGCGTCCATTTTGTTGTAGGCCTCCAAGTCTCCAGCGTCCAGCTTCGTGCGGGCGTCTTTAACCATAGCGGCCAGCTTCTGCCTTTTTTCAATAAGGGTCATGTAAATTCCTTCTTTCAAAAATTCATGGATTTTTCAATGAGGTTTAACTTTGCTTTGGCAAGTGCAAGCGCCTGCGCGCCGGATTCCGCTGGTGTAGAGGGCCGTGGTTTCTCACCGGTACCCGTTTTCTTTTCTGCCAGCATAGCACGGGTTTTCTCAATCACTGCGCGGGGAAGCGGCAGGCCGTAAGCTGCGTTGACCATCTGCGGCACTGCGGCATCTGAAATTTTGTCCACCAATCCCAGCTCTACCGCATGGGCCGCGGTGATCCACGTTTCATTGTCCATCAGCTTCAGTGCGTCTTTTTCGGCCATGCCGGATTTTGCAACATAGGCCGCCGCGATTGCCTTGTCCGCCTCCCGCAGCGCCGCCGAGCTGGTATCCATTGCATGGTAATTTCCATCCGCCGATGACGACACGCGGTGTACCATCAGCTGGGCGGTCGGCGACATATCGGACGGCCCGGCCATCGCAATAACTGACGCAGCAGATGCCGCAAGCCCGGTGATGTGGATATGCACGCCGCCTTTATAACTGCGAAGTGCTGAATACATGGTCGATCCGGAAAACACATCGCCACCGTAACAGGTGGAGATTTCAACATCCAGTGGCGCACCGTTTGCTTCTGCGATTGCCTGCCGAATATTCTGTGGTGCCGTCGTGCCGATACCAAACCAACCATAAATCTGCTGGTCGTCATCCGGCACGATATAGCCTTTAATTTCAACTGCCATTTTTATCACCTCCACTCTTTGTGGATTCTGCCGAAGCAGTCATCAGCTTCTCGAGACTTCGCAGATTACCGTTTGCGAGATAAGCGTTGCCGCCCTGCTCCGGTGGAATGCGGTCCATATCTTCAAGCTCACGGATATCGTTTGCCGACATCCAGCCATTTTGACGGGCGACAGCGTAGCCATCCATGCGTGACTTATAATCGCCACGCAACAGGCCTTCAACTGAAAACTTTGGAAAATACAATGTCTGCTCCTGCGGCATCAAAAGCTGTGCTGTAATAGCACGCTCAATGCGCACGAGATACGGACGTAGCGTATAGATCACATAGTTAAGGCTCATTTGCTCAATATTGCTAAATGTTGCATGGTCGAGGTCGCCGATCATGTGCAGCGGCACGTTGTAAAACCGGGCAACTTCCTCAACCTGGAATTTTCGTGTTTCAAGCATTTGGCTTTCCTGCGGGCTGTCAGTAACTTTCTGAAATTTTGACCCTTGCTCTAAAAACAGTAGGCGTGCCGCATTCGAAAGGCCGGAATATTCTTTTTTGGTATCTTTTTTATATTGCTCGAGCTGGTCACCTTCCATGACGTCTGGATATTCGATAATTCCGCCGACATTCGCGCCATTTTTAAAATAATCCGATGCAAATTCCTCGGCAGCTTCGCCCAGCCCGATTGCATTCTGCGCCAATTCGAGTGGCTTGAAGGCGTTTAATGCGTCCATGGAGAACCAGTCAACCCTAAAAATTTGGTCTTTTCTAAGGATAAACTGCTCTTCCCCGGACGGAGTAACGACATATTCCAGCTCTTGTGTCTCAGAATTCCGCTGCACCCGGACGTATGGCGTGGTAATGTTCCACATCTGAACGACCTGTCCGGCATTATTCCGAACGGCTTCGGCATAGCCTCGGCCGTAAATCAACATGTTTGCCACAAATGCCTGCCAAAACTGAAAGCTATCCGTTTCTGGGTTCGGAACGTCGTGAAGAACGCTATAAAGCGGATCATCAGTCGCTTTTTCCTTGCCTGTTTCTGTTTTCCGATACAAAAATAGCGGTAGGGACGCAATGCTCTCCGACAGAAGCCGGACGCAAGCGAATACAGCCGTTGTTTGCAGGGCATTTTTTGCATTGATATGAATCCCGACTTTGGAAAGGATTGCCCCAAGTGCAGATTTCAGTTTTGGAGACGGTCTCGCCAAAGTCGAAAGATTCTTGAAAAACGTTTTTACTCTATTCAAGAATTTCAAATTGCTATCACCCCGTGTTCTGCGTAGGCATTCCGCCGCGCCATATACGGCAGCAGGCGTGCCATCGCATCTACCATCGCAACGAAGATATCAATGCGCTCGGTCTTACTGTCCTTAATTGGCATATAATTTTCCTTGCCGTCCATGCTGATGTCAACGTTTCCAAAGCACCAACGCGCCGCCGGGTTAGCTTCGTGGGTAATTAGCGGAAGCTTGTTTTCTTTGATATTCGTTTCGCTTGTTTTAAACATTACTTCCAGCTCCTTCATGGACGGCGACATACCGAGAATACTCTGCGGAACCTCGACCATCTTCACGCCGGCGGCCGTCAGCATCAGCGTTGTTTCAGTCGCGTTGTACCGGTCAAATCCAATTTCGCGGATCCGGTACTTCTTCTTGTATTCCAAGATGCGCGCCCGGACGGCGGAATAATCGGTAACGTTGCCGTCGGTCACCTGCAAATACCCGTTCTGCGCCCATTCGTCATAGGGCACATGGTCACGCCGGACGCGCTCTTTCATGTTTTCTTCCGGAATCCATGCGTCAAATATCACCCGGTAGTCCTTCCAACCCTTTTGTGGTGGAAAAATCAGGGCGAATCCGTTCATATCCCAAGTGGTCGCCAAATCCAGCCCGCCATAACAATAACAGCCGTGAAGGTCTTCCCGCGTCCAGCCACCGGTCGTCGCATCCCATGACGTAAGAGGTAACCATCCGCGCTTTTTATTTTTGTTCCATTGATTGAGACGCAGCCACCGAAAGAGCCGTTCGGCCGCCGGGTCATTCCGGGCGGCCGTGGCTTCCTGCCGGACCTTGTCGATGTCAATGCTTACACCGAGCGACGGGTTGCAGGAAAACCAAGTCTTTTCGTCAAAGATATCCGTATCCGCCGGCGCGCCATAGATTTTTACATACCAATACGGATCATCAATTTCACCGTCGCGCACCCGGCGGGCGTATTCGTGCTTTTCCCAACCAATGGATTTTCGGTCCGGGTCGTCACCGGCCGTCGTGATAATCCAGTACAGCGTTTCTTTTCTGGCTGCGCCGGCACCGAAAGTCATAACATCCCACAGATCGCGGTTCGGCTGAGCATGGAGTTCATCGAAAATAACGACCGTCGGGTTCAGACCGTGTTTTGTGTATGCTTCGGCGGACAAAACCCGGAGAAATGTGCCGGTTTGGCGATTGCGAATCATCTTTTTACTGTCCGTGATTTGTAAGATTTCCTGAAGCGTTTCGTCCTGGTCGATCATCTGCAGCATGGCATTGTAAGCAAGCGATGCCTGATCCCGGTCGGCCGCGCAACAGTAAATCTGTCCACCCGGTCCGTCACAGACCAGGTGATAGAGACCAAGTCCGGCAATCAGGGTCGTTTTCCCGTTTTTCTTCGGGATTTCCAGATAAGCGTAACTGTATTGCCGGTATCCGCGATCATTCAGTGTTCCATACACATCGCGGACGATTTCTTTTTCCCATGGCTGCAAAACAAAAGGGCGACCGTAAAAGTCGTCCGTCAAATGCAAGAGCTGGATAAAATCTACTGGCTCGTTGGCTCGTTTTTCATCATACATTAGCCTCCACCTGCTCTATGCTCCACAAATGCGGCCATGCCCGTTTTCTGTTTCTTCTCCGGCTTTTTCGGGATGGACCGAAGGGCCGACTGCACTGTCATAACGTTTTCTTTGTCGATGTCGAGCAGCATCTTCCGCTTTTGCATAAGGGCCTTATCACAGCCGATTACACTCTGGGACAACTTCGCCAGCAAACGGTAATATTCTGCCGCGGCAATGCCGTCTTTTTCTGGGTCGCCGGTCCGGCCGGCATTGTAATCCCTTTGCAATTCTTCCTTTGATGCGACAAATTGATTCCGGACATCCCGAACCTGCTCGCACTCTTCCACAAGCAGGCAATCAGTATTGATTATCCGGCCATACAAGTCATCATCTTTTTTAATTGCAGCCAGTAATTTTTTAATCCTGCGAAATTCCTTAGCAGCAATCGGATGTTCTTTCGATTTGAATCCCATTTTCATTGGAGTGCCGGTTAGCATTGCTTTTTCGGCATCACGTCTAACTTTGAGTTCATCTTTTGTACGGTGCCCTACAACAGTAATCGCCGGCTTAGATGGTCTTGCCATATAGGCACCTCCTTCAAGCTTCCAAGCTTCCAAAAGTTATTTTGGGAAAAAGTTTTGTACGGAATGGCTCGACGGTCCACTCTGCCTAAGCTGTAGCGATTTTTCCTCCCCCTACCCATAGTTGCTTCCACGTCTGATGAAGTTTTATTTTACTTGCATGTTACAATCCTCTCGCAGTCTTCTGGTCATGATGGTGTTTACATAACGGTTGCCAATTTGATTTATCCCAAAACAGTTTTTTGCTTCCTCTGTGTGGAATGATATGGTCGACAACCTCGGCAGGCGTCAGCCTATTTTCTTTTAAGCATTCAACGCATAACGGATGTTCTCTCAAAAATGCTTTGCTTGCTTTTTCCCAAGCGTATGTATATCCGCGTTGTCTTGCACTGCCTCTGTGTTCCCGCGCCAACGCTTGATGCTCATCACAATACCCGTTTGGGTTGCTCGTCGTGTTCGGGCAAAGGTAAGCGCGGCAGGGACGCGCTAAACGATGTGGCACAGTATCACCTCGTTTCATGGCATGAAAAAGGACGGCCCGAAGGTCGTCCGGAATAATCGGCGCCAGTGGCGGGACTTGAACCCACGTACTTATTCTCTCGCCATCTGAGCTACACTGGCATATGTGCTCGTCTTTCCGAGCTGCCTTATGTCTGCCGCTGGGACACATTGTTAAGAGGTGCGGGCAGTCTCATTGTGTCAGCGTCCGGCGTTGCTCCGGTCAGTATCAGCTGCTGCTATACTCGCCGACATATATGCGCCGCCCACTGTTGCAGGCGGCGCATAAAAGGAAGGAGGTTTGTCAGCCCGATATTACCGCCTCAGGCGGGCGGTATGGAAGCTCTCTTTCGAACTTCCATGCTACCATTAAATCACGAAAAAGCGTCCTCAGAACGGCTATTTAAATTATTTTCTTCTTCTTTGCAAGGAAATAATAAAATCGGTGCATTTCACTCCGAAATCCTTTCTCATATGTTTTCAATCCGTATATCGCCCGCAAATAATACCACGGCATATCCTGCGTAACAGCTCTGATAATATTCTGATAGTCCTCTGAGCTTGCCTGTATTGCCGCCTGCTCGACTATTTCACAGTCATGCGATAAGATAGCCGCCCGCTCCGCATTGTCCTCTGTGGGCTGTCCTGCGTCGCTTCCATGGGGCATTCCGGTAATCTGCGGGGAATGGTACGGCCTTCGCAGATCCGCGAGGCGCTGTTTCTTGTACGGGTATTGCAGGCAGAAGTTATGTAGTTCCCGGTAAGCATATTTGCCGATGTTGTACTCGTCCAGTTTCAGGTCACGCTTGCTCGCCATCTGCAATCCTCCTCAAAAGTTT